GCCGGGTACTGCAAATCCTGGCCAACTTTCTCCGATGCGCTTGCCCTGGTGCGTCAACATCTATGGTCTGCTTATCCGACTTTCCGAATATCTACCGACGAACCTGATGTGCGAAAAATCCCCAAACCCTTATTCGATACCCTCATCTCAACCTTGTGTTATGCTGCTTGAATGTGCAAAGTCGAGATCAGGCTCTCTTCCCCACGTAGCCCTTCCAGCACAATGCGAATTGTACTTGCGTCGGGTTTCCCGGCGAATAGGTCTCACGGTCTCTTCGGCGGTTGGTTTTTCTGCTTTTGCCATCTGAATCCCTCCTGGTGTTGTTTCAGATGGGCAGCCAGTCTCTCTTCACTTTACTGCCTTCCGTGTCCCATATGTTCTGACGCTTTACAGTGGGCCAACCTGATCGACCCCTTCCCAGCCTTGACAATCGAACGCATGTGCGCTAAAGTATTGATGCATTAACGCGACTTGTGGGCATAATCAATACTTTTTTAATTATCGCCCAAGTCGTGACTGATTCCCCAAATGCAGGACAACTCGGGTAAGTGCATTTGTCGAGATGGAAGGCCCTTTGGTGGCAGAGTTGACGGGCAAGCAGCAGGCGTTTGTGGAGCATTACCTGGTGTGCTGGAATGCTGCCAAAGCTGCGCGCCTGGCCGGGTACTCGAAGAAGACGGCGCGTGTGATCGGCCCTGAGAACCTGTCAAAACCTGCCATCCGCGCGGCGATTGATGCCCGGCTGAAAGAGATGGCGCTTGGGGCGGATGAGGTGATCGCCCGGCTGTCGCAATACGCAACAGGCAGCCTGGCCGAGTTCATCTCAATCCGTAAGGAAACGACGAAGGACGGCAAGGAGCGCGAGGTCGGGTACATCGACCTGGCGAAGATCAAGCGATCCGCCAGGGCGCACCTGGTCAAAAAGATAAATTTGAAGGAGATGAGCATTGAGTTACATGATGCGCACGCAGCGCTGCGCGATCTGGGGCGTTATCACAAGCTGTTTGTTGATCGTCTGCTTGTTGACGATTGGCGTGCAGAACTTGCAAGCGTCGGGCTACGACCTTCCGAGGTTGATGAAGTCTATGAGGAGATCGTCGCCTTCGCATCTAGTCGAATTGCGGCCCGTCTCGCAGCGCGCAACCAATAACCTCGCCGCCGATGCTGTCATGGACGCCCTGCGGCGTACTCAGGCGCGTGCTGCTGACCTGGCGCGGGGGTACGTGCCTCGTGGGGCGATGGCTGAGATTCGCCGCTTCACCGGGGATGAGCTTGTGCTCTCCGGGCCAGCGGGTACAGGCAAGAGTCGGGGAATTCTCGAATTTATCAACGACACCTGCTGGCGCTACCCCGGTGCACGCTGGCTGATCATCCGCAAGACCCGCGTGTCGATGACCGAATCGGTCTTGCAGACCTTTGAGGATTACGTTTTACCCCCGGACAGCCTGGTGCTGGACGGCCCGCAGCGCGCCAACCGTCACAAATACACCTACCCGAACGGCAGTGAGATTGTCCTGGGCGGGATGGACAAGGCAACCCGCGTGCTTTCCACCGAATATGACGGCATCTACGTGCCGGAAGCCATCGAACTGCGGCTGGACGAATGGGAAACGCTGACGGGGCGCATTGGTCGGCGAATGCTCTTGCCCACCCCGCTGCTCATCGCCGACACCAACCCTGACCAGCCCAATCACTGGCTGCTCAAGCGCTGCGAACAAGGGTTGTGCACGATGTGGCAAACGCGCCACGAAGACAACCCGATCCTCTACGACGCGGAAAGGCGTGAATGGACAGCCCTGGGCCTGCGTTACCTGGGCCGCCTGGACAAGATGACCGGGGCGCGCTACAAGCGCTTTCGCCTGGGCCAATGGGTGCAGGCCGAGGGTACGGTTTACGAGGACTTCGACGCGTCGATTCACATTCAGGATCGCTTCGATATTCCCGAAGACTGGCGGCGCATCCGCGTGATCGACTTCGGCTACAACAATCCCTTTGTCTGCCAGTGGTGGGCTATCTCGCCGGACGACGTGGCTTACCTGTACCGAGAGATTTACTGGTCGCGGCGCATCGTCGAAGACCATGCGCGTGAAATCGTCCGGCTGTCTCAGGGCGAGCGGATCGAATGTACCATTGCCGACCACAACGCGGAAGACCGCGCGACTCTCGAGCGGCACGGCGTGCCGACCATCCCCGCCATCAAAGGGATCAGCTCCAACATCCAGGCTGTTCAGTCTCGGCTCCGTCTCGACGAGCGCGGAAAGGCGCGGATGTACTTCCTGCGCGACTCGCTGGTCGAAACCGACTCGCGCCTGAGCGATGAGAAGCTGCCGACCTGCACCACTGAGGAGATTCCCGGCTATGTGTGGCCGAAGGGTGTGGACGGCAAGTCGATCAAAGAGGTTCCCATCGACCTGAACAATCACGGCTGCGACTGCATGGGTTATCTGGCTGCGCACCTTACGAGTGGTGGCCTATTATTCGACGTGGCCCGGGACGAGCCGGAGCCGCCGATGAATGCATCTTACGAGAGAGAGGTTTCCCGGTATGACCGACCTTATTGAGATCGACACCATCCCTAACGCACTGCGCGAAGCGGTGGATGCCGCGCCTCCGCCACCGAGCCAGGCGCCCGATTCCTTTGAGGAAGAGGTGAGGCAGCGCCGTAAGCGTGCCCATGCGGCTCTCTTTGAATTGCGGGCCTACCATCCGACGGATCGGTACGCGGAACACATCAGTGCAGTTGCCGACTACGTGCTGATGCTGGAAATGATGGTCGCGGCAGCACCAGTGGTTACGGCGGCGGAAGCGGCAGCGGCGCGGGGCGATGCCGCACCGCGGGACACCATCGTGCAAGCTCAGGTTGCAGACATTCCCCCCGTGGGCACATCTGAGTCTGTGCCAGCAGTGGAGCAAACATCTTTGCCAACCGGTGAAGCGGTGCCTGACGGCGACGTTCCATTTCCGCCCGCCCCGTCGAGTTCACCTGATCCGATTGCCATGCCGTCTGCTCCGGCAACAGCCCGCAGGAACCGGGGCAAGTGATGAAACTGCCTTCCGTGGGCACGGTGGTGGATGGGCTGCGCGACGTGATGGTTGCGTACCGGATGGTGCGCCGCACCCGCCGCGAGATGTTCATCGAAGCGCTGAACCAGTCCAACGAGGCACAAATCTGGCCTGACCTGTCGCTGTACAGCGAACAGGCCAAACAGTATGCGCGCTCAAGCTGGTTTCAGGCGGCAGTGAGCCGCATTGCGCGGACTGCTGCGACGGTTGAACTGCACGTCCGGCGCTTGCAGGGTGAAACCGAGACGGACCTGATCGATCACCCCCTTGAGCGCCTACTCCGCCAGCCCAACCCTGACCAGTCCCGCTTTGAATTCATGGAAGCGACGTGGGGCTTCCGCGAGATCGCGGGCAATGTGTACTGGTTCCTGGCCGGGAAGCCGGGCGGCGTGCCGGAAGAACTGTGGATACTGCGGCCTGACCGGGTGCGGGTTGTGCCTGGGCGCGATTCGCGCCAGCGCGTTGCTGGGTACGTCTACACGGTTGACGGCGTGGACGTGCCCTTTGATGCCGATGAGGTGATCCACTTCAAGCTGTTCCATCCGAACAACGACTTGTACGGGCTGTCGCGCGCCGAGGCCATCGCGCTGACCCTCCTCGGCGACCAGGCGGCGACGCGCTTCAACTATGCGCACTTCGGTAGAAATAGGGCGATTCCTGCCGGGATTGTGTCGGCCAGGCCGACGATCAGCACTGATGACTTCGAGCGCCTTAAGCGCGATTGGCGCGAAGGGATGGGCAGCGGCCAGCGCCGCACGGCGTTCATTCGTGGCGGGGACATTACCTATATCCAGACCGAACAGAGTCACGAGGACATGCAGTTCATCGAAGGGCGGCGCTTCAACCGTGAGGAAGTGCTGATCCTGATGGGCCTGCATCCTGGCATGTACGACACGAGCGCCACCGAAGCCAACGCGCGGGTGGGCTACGAGATATTCATCCGCGATACGATGTGGCCCGCCCTGCTTGAGTTTGCCCAGAAGCTGACCGTCTCGCTTGCGCCCTTCTGGGGGCGGAATCTCGTGGTCGAACCGGAAGACATCCGCATCAAGGATAAGCAGGCGGAGTTGCGGGAGATCGAAACGGCAGGCTCTTACCTGACGGTGAACGAGATCAGGAAGAAGTATTACCGGGCTGACCCGCTGCCGGAGCGTGTCTTTGATCGTCCGCTGCACGCCCCTGCCCTGCTTGCCGCAACTGCCCCGACAGTAGGCGCGACCCCTGACGGCACGAAAGACCGGAGCGACCCGGCACAGCCTCACGAAGAGCTAGAGGGGTCAGACAGCGCCACCAAAGCGCTGACGCTGGCCGTTAGTGCCCGAACCCGCGATGAACTGCGGCGCTTTGTGACACGGCTCTCCAAGCCTCAGTATTTTGGACAAGAGGGGGAGATCAGCCGCTTTGTGTTCCACGACACACCCGCGCCCATTGCGTTCGCGGCGCGGGCCTGGGCGGACGTGGCCGAAGACACACACGCCCTGGCTCTGGCTGCTGTCAAAGCGCTGCCGATGGAAGGCGGGCGCGTCTCGATCAACGGCGTGCCCGACCCGGATGGGCGGGAGAAGAACCGGGCCGAGAATAGGCTGACGGCTGCACTCGTGCCCGTCTTCGAGCAGATGGCCTTCGAGGTGGCGCGCGGCATCCGGCACGTGGCCCGGACACGGGGCGAGCTTGAGCACGACGCCATGCCCTACCTGGACTATTTCAACCATGCCTTCTGGCGGCCACTGCGCCAGGAATTGCAAGACACGGTGCAGCCCCAGGCATTTGATGCCTTTGCGCAGGCTGGCCGCTCGACCCTTGAGCGCTTGCGCCTCCGCTACGGCTGGCCGGAGGGCGACTTTGACCCCGGCCCGGCGGCTGCCGAATACATGAACAGCAGTCTGCTGACTCGTCTGGACGAGGTGATGCAGACCACCATCGGGGGCACGGAAGCGCTGATCAACCGCTCCGTGCTCGAACCGGGCGCAACACGGGCCATGCTGCTGGCGGCGCTCGACGAGTCGCCGCTCTTTTCGGCGGGCCGTGCAAAGCTCATCGCCTCCGACCTGGTGGGCATGGCCTGGGCCGCTGGCTCCTGGCGCGGCGCAGATGCGGTGGCCGTGCCGATGCGCATCAGCCGGTACACGGTGGGTCGGCTGTTCCCGGCCCATGCCGGATGCCAGTGCTTTGTGATCTGGGAGACGGTCTTTGATGGCGAAAGGGCGGTGGGCATTGATGGACGGTGGTACACCGTCAGCCCGAAGCCTTGCCCGGTCTGCCGGGCGCGGGATGGCGTTTTCTTGTCTGAGATACAGGTGAGCGTGTCAACTACTCCCCGCTAAAGCTGGGGAGCTTGCCCCTGGCGCTGCACGGTGATCTGTGCATCCGAGGCGTATGGCCTATTGACTGAAGCCCGTCTACCCGAAGGTAGACGCGAGTCTATCGACCTTGAAGATTTTACGTAGGACAGGATAGCGATGCGCGACAAGCACCACCTTTCGCCTACAACCTTCTATCTTCCGTTGGAAAAGTTCCAGAAACCTGGGGATGGACTAACCGTGCAGGGGCGGCTTCAAACCCCATGTGTCTTGTCCATCGCGGTTCTTATGAAGGGAACGCGGATTTACCCCAACGCGCAGGGCGATTTGCTGTTCACCGAGCCGGGTATGTACGGCGAGGACAAAGACGGGCACTGGTTGGCGCGTGTGCCGTCTCCCGATTTTCTGATGGGCCGCCTGGATGCGCACGACATCATAGAACACGAGGACGACACAATCACTGTCTCGCCGTCTATCCTGGTTGAGCGCCATGACGGCAAGACCTGGCATGGCTTCCTCGAACGCGGCGTTTGGAGGGAAGTCTGATGAGCAACGACACGGTGATGATTGCCTTCTTCCTGCGGCCCGACCTGGCCGAAGACCTGGCGGCTGCCGCTGCGCCTCTGGGCGGCGTGCTGACCGCGCCTGCCGATCTACATCTGACCCTGGCGATCCTGGGCGACGTGGAGAGTGTGACGGCTGAACAGCGGGGGTGGATCACGGATGCCCTCTCACGGTGGGCAGCCTCGACGCCGCCTGTGTGCGGCACGCTCTCCGGTGTTGGCGTGTTTGACCAGAGTGCCGAAGGTGAACCGTCGCCCGTTTATGCGTCTTTCGATGGGCCGACTCTGCCTGCCGTCCGCGAGAGCCTGGTTTCCCTGGTCGGCTCGCTCGGCGTCTGCCCCGATATGACGCATGGGTTCAGCCCACACATCACCCTTTCTTACGTCGCGGCTGGAACTCACGTTCCGAGCCTTGACCTGCCCGCCGATGCGGTGTGCTTCGACTCGCTGGTGCTGGCCTGGGGTGAGGAGCACATCTCCTTCCTGATGGGCACGGCGCTACAGGCTCCGGCCTATGCGGTCAAGTTCGCGCCCGACAGTCGGGATCGGATTGAGGGTTATCTAGTCCGGTGGGGATCGCCACGTGAACCGGACACGGTGGGCGACTGGTTTGAGCCTGATACTGACTTCGGCAACCTCAAGAAGTTCCCGATGCTCTACCATCACGGCAAGAATCCGCACATTGGCCCCTCGGCGGTGGGCATCTGGGACGAGGTGGAACGGGACGACGTGGGCCTGTTTGTGCGCGGTGAACTGTTCAAGCATCACCTGTATCGCAAGCGGATCGAACAACTGATCGAGCGGGGCGCGCTTGGCCTATCCTCCGGCGCGAACCCGCGCACCATGTACCCGGTCTTTGCGCCGCGCGGCAAGGTGCAGCGCTGGCACATCGTGGAGGGGAGCCTGACGCCAACGCCTGCTGAACCGCGTAACACTGGCGTCGGTTTTGCAAAGGGGTACGCCGTCGATCCTGCGCAGGCAGCGGCGGCATTTAAGGCGGTGAACCTGTCAATTCCTGCTGACCTCTTGCTGTTGCAAGACGAAGCTGAAGGCTGGGAAAAGGAAACCCGGCTCGGCGACCACGCAGCGGCGCGGGCGGCGGTTAAATCTTCTAACTCAAGTATGGAGGGTAAACACATGGCTGACGTGATGATCGATCAGCAAACAATCGCCCAGGCCGTGCAAGCGGAACTGGATCGACGGGCTGCGGCTGCCCAGGCAGAACGTGATCAGGAAGCGCGGATCAACGCCGAAGTCGAGCGGCGCGTGAAGGAAGCGCAGCAGGCAGCGGCCACCAAGTCGCTGCCCATGCCGCAGGGCAGTGGGGAAGCGCGGATCGACGTGGTGCGTGCCACGAAGTACAGCCACCTGACGGCCCCGGACATGGCGTTCCTGTACGAGTTGATGTCGGGCCACCAGGCCAACATCAAGGCGGCTCCCTGGACGCCGAGCGAGGGTTTCCTGCGCGAACTGGCTGACAAAGTGGTGAAGGCCGTGAACAAGGGTGAGCTTGGCTACGACGCCATTGACAGCCTAGCCCAGAAGATGGGCGGCGCAATCAAGGCCAACGAGTTGGACAGCGTTGGGCAATCCGGTTTCGGGGCGGAGTGGGCGCCCGATTCGTGGCGCGCGGAGCTTTGGCTGCGCACCCGGCAGGACAACGTGATCGCGCCGCTCTTTGAGATGATCGAGATGCCGACCAACCCTTATGAGTTGCCCATCGAGAGCACGGACCCGACGGTCTACTTCGTGGCTGAAACTACCGATGCAACTCAGCTTACCTGGGGCACGGGCAACCCGATCACGCTCTCGAAGATCGGCTCCGGCAAGGTGCAGATGAACGCCAAGAAGCTGGCGCTGCGCGTTGCCTGGTCAGCCGAGTTGAACGAGGACTCGCTGATCCCGGTCATCGCCAACTATCGACGGCAAGCCCTGCGCGCCATGCAGAACGCCATCGATAACGTGCTGGTGAACGGCGACACGGCCACCGGCGCATCGACCAACATCAACCTGATCGACGGCACGCCGACCACAGGCACGAAATACCTGGCCTTCAACGGTCTGCGTAAATACTGCTTGGTGACGAACAGCGCCCAGAGCAAGAGCGCGGGTGGCCCGCCCACGCTGCCTCTACTGCGTACCGGGCGCTTCCTGCTGAACGGGGCCTATGCACTGCGCCCGCGCGATCTGGCGTGGATCGTCGATGACCTGACTTATGCCCGGCTGCTGAACCTGCCTGAGTTCCAGACGATGGACAAGGCGGGGAATGCGGCCACGAACCTGACCGGGCAGGTGGGAGTGATCGACGGCGTTCCGGTCTTTGCAACGGCTGAGATGGGCCTGAGCCAGACGGCGGACGGCAAGATCAGCGGCACGCCCGCCAACAACGCCAAAGGGCAGGCGATCTGCGTCTTCCGCCCGAGCTGGATGTTGGGCTACCGCCGTCAGGTGACGGCTGTGGTCGAGTACCTGTCGAGCGTGGATGCGTATCACCTGATCGTCACAGCGCGGCTGCACCTGGTCAACTTCGATACGCAGTCGGCGGCTGAACTGTACAACCTGACGGTCTGATGGATAACCGAATTAGAAGAAGCCTAATCCGAGTGGAAGGAAGGCATCCATGAAATTGGTCGAGAAAAGGGAGTCATTCAGATAGTCCTCAAAAGCGTCGATCAAAGGTTGAAAAAGGC